GGAGAGGAAGAATGACGCTCCAGGTTCCCACATTTGTAGTACTACCTAGAAAGACCAAGGCTGATAAGAAGGTTCATTTGAATCTAAATACTTATCGAAATATGAATTACATCATGAATAATATATGTAAAGTCGCATTTTATGAAGCCTTTAAGCCTGAGATGGATAAACATAAACAAAGGTTTACAGGAGATAAACTAAAGTTTACTTATACGATCACAGCAGCCAATAAAAGGAAGTTCGATATATCCAATATATTGAGCATCGTTGATAAGTTTGCATGTGACTGTCTGGTAAAGGAGGGATTCTTTGAAGATGATAACTGGCAGTATTTAATCGATGTTAATTATAGATTCGGTGGTATTACTGGGGAGCGTCAATGCTTCTTGGATATTGAGGTAATTTAGCAACAGAGCCGGATGAGAAAGTCCGGTTTTTATTTTGGCTAGGGGTATACATGTATAGTATATATAGTATAATGAGAAAAACAAAGGAGAAGGTTTTGACTGAAGAAATGAAAGACTTTTTAGAATCGGATTATATACACTGGTCAGATATGCCGAAAGATGATCGCCTCGTTGTATTTTCCTTCGGTGGTGGTGTCGACTCGACCGGAATGTTATTTGAGTTTGATCGTCAAGGGTATATGCCGGACTTACTTATTTTCGCGGATACAGGTGGTGAGCGTCCAGATATTTATGCGCATATCGAGAAGCTCAATAAATGGCTTAGTGAAAAATGGGATAAGCAAATAATCATAGTGAAGAATAAAGAGACTCTTTATGATGAATGTATAAGGCGCGAAACTTTACCGGCTCTTGCTATGGGTTTTCATACATGCAGCCAGAAGCATAAAATCAGACCGATTGCAAAATACTTACGGGCCAATGATCACCGCAAGATTATAAAGATACTCGGTTTTGATGCATTGGAATTTGATCGCGCTAGAAGGGGTTTAACCTCTGTTGAGAATGGTAAGAATACAGAAGAGTCCGGTATTGATATGAAAATATGGTTTCCGCTTATTGAGTGGGGGAAAACTCGCGAAGATCTAAAGAAAGAGATTAACGAGGTTGGTTTCTGTGCTTCCAAGTCTTCATGCTTTTTTTGCCCTGCCATGAGTCGGGGTGAGGTTCGCCAACTTGATCAACATTATCCTGAGCTAATGGAGAAGGCTTTGAAGATGGAGCAGGGCGCAAAGTTAGACGCGGTAAAAGGTTTAGGGCGCTCTTGGAATTGGGGTAAAGAATTAAACCAGATGGAATTTTGGACAGTAGACGAGATGAAAGATAATCCGCAGACATGTGGATGCTTAAATTGGTAACAAAGGAGAAGGCATGCAAAAAATGATATGGATACCAAAGGCCGAGGTCGAGCCAATAAAGAAGGCGGCCAAGGAAGCGACAAAAACAGGGGGCATTGGGGCATATCTCGTATTGCTTCATAAGGAAGAGCAGGGGAGAAAAGACGATGGTCGATAGCACTAAGGCAAAAATCGAAGTTGAGCTGCCAGAATTAGAAGGTTTTGAATACACTGGGGAGTATAGGAAAGCAGAACCAGGCGAATGGTATTTAAATTCTAGAAATAAGATTGACAGTAACCCAAATAGCCTCAGTACTTGCTATGAGTATCTTATTATAATTCATCAAAAACCAGTAACACCAGAAGATCGCATCAAGGCACAGTATCCAGATTATGATGTTGTTATGTTGAAGGAAAACGAAGTTTTTGATTTAGTACTCAACGCACCTGGATTGCCTTTACATTGTAACGCCCAAAGTATGAAGGGTTTCTACAGGTATGTATATCAACATCCAGACGGTGATTTAAATACTAATACGAGCCCTACAAAGCAATGGGATAAAGGAGTTACTTTGTTACCTAAAGCCGTTTTATTTTCGAGGGTGAAAAAATGACCCAAGCCCTACAAAACCAGCCATTCGCCAAACTCAAGCCGGTGACAAGATGTACTGCTTCTTATGTGAGGGAGAATGAGGAGTTGAAAGCCCAAGCATTTCGATTTAACCGTAAGTTAACTATGGAAATTCACTACGCTTTTATGCAAAAAGATAAACTTCAATTCAATGCCGAGACTAGGAAGTTTTGGCGAAATAAACACGATACATTAACTGAAATTTTAGAGATGAAGAAAGAACTAGAAGGCGGTGAGGGATGCTAATAAAAATGATCTTAATCTTACTGGCTTCATTATTCGTGACGTTTAAAGCCGTGTGTAGTGAGGGGGAAAGTCAACAAGCTTGGTTTTTTGCCGGATTTGTGTTAATGATATTGTTCGGGGTGTTGTGAGGTGAAAAAGGATTTTGTGAAATTGGTCATTTATTGGGGAGTGCTTTTATATCTTGAGTCGTTGTGAGTGTACCGTTATGCAAACGGTTTTTGTCGTATGGATGTGAGTCATTCTTATGACTGTAAGTAATAGTATAAAATAAAAGAAGGTAAAAAATGAAGTTATATAGTATAAGGCCATACGATTACACAGATGATATTACGCCAGATGATTCACCGTGGATAGACGAAAGCTATACAGGTGAAGGACATTACTTGGTTTACGCTGAAAGCGAACTGGAAGCGAGAGAGACAATATCAAAAAAAGATAACGGGGAAGCTTTAGGGATAATACGCGCGATGAATGAATCACCTTTATCGAAATCATTCCGAGAGCATACAGGCGTAGGATTTGAGCAGGGAAATATCTGCCCGTTCATGGATCGAAATTATACAGAATGTAAAGAGCTATTAGCTGATAATGAAGGGATTATCTTGGGGGATACTTTCGTTAGTTAACGTTTTATACATATCGGTATAATTCCCTAATGATGAAGTATTTACAAAGTTATTAACGTCAGTAAAAAAAAAGGAATTCAAATGTTATGAAAAAAGAAGAGATTGAAGGCATGAAAAGTATGATCTCAGGTGTTAGAGAGGCGAGTATATTATTTCATATTCTTGAGATCCTGCAAGAAAAGTACTCATCGAACAAAGAGAAGATACAATGTATAAAGGATATTTTAGGTTAAGGTTATAGACTGACTAACTAATCCGTATAATTACTTAAACCTTGGAGGATAGCAAATGGCAGAGGATAAAAAGCCTAATCCAGTAGGACGGCCAAAAAGTCTTGATGGTGTTGATTTTGAACAAGTTGCGTTATTAGGTCGATTTCGGGCAACTCATGAAACTATGGCTGAACATTTCGATGTTTGCGTAAGAACGATTGAAAGATATATGAACGATGAAGATTCTAAATTTTGTCGGGTGTATAAGAAAGCGTTCTCAGAATGTAAGATGAGTTTGGCAGAAGCTCAAGTTAATGCAGCTCTTGAAGGTAACGCTACTTTATTGATTTGGTTAGGTAAGCAACATCTAAATCAAGTTGATAAACAAGAGATCAAACAAGAGGTCGATGTGAAATCAATCACCATAAAAACAGTAAGCAAATAATCTTGGAGGATTCAAATGCTTGATAAAGAAGAATACGAAAGAGCGATGAAGAAACAGCGCAAAAGAATTACCACCGCTGAAATAAAGCGCAAGAAGATAAATTGCGGTGAATGTACGCATTACCGTGAAGAGGATCAAACTTGCGATAAAGATTGGCCTGGTGTTAGTGGGAAATTATCTGCTCGTGGTGCTAGAGTCGATCACAATACAAGAACTTACTGTGGCATGGCGGGTCGTGGTTTTTATCCGAAGAAAACTCAAGAAGCTGTGATTGAATCAGAAGAACCGAAGCCAAGAGGCAAACCAGGTCCGAAGCCAAAAAGTTTACCTGGCCAAGGTTAATAACACTCTACAAGACAGACAATAAGCTCACTCCATTTCGGGGTGGGCATTTTTAATATAAAGAGGATTGGATAATGTCAGAAGATGAAAAAGAAGTAAAGCCAGTGATTAAGAAGGCTCCAAAGGCTAAAGTAAAGAAAGAAGTTCGTTTTGATACTGGTTGTCTGCCGCTTGATGAGAAAGCCAAGTTTACTTTGACTCGTTCGCAAAGAGCAGCACTAAAGCCAAAAGGCAAGAGTATTGAGTCAGTCAAGGAAATTATGACCGGTAAAGAATTGAATGCAGCGATGAAAGCAATTAAAGCAAATGCGATTTCACTAGGCATTAATAAATAATAATCTTGGAGGGTTTTTATTTATGGATTACGAAAAGAATTATGAGACGTGGGATAACGGTAAAGGCGATTTTGTTCACCTTGAGATTTTGCCACGTAAGATAAAAAAGATAGAAATAAATATAGAAGATGTCCGAGCGAGTGACGGGATTCAAGTAAAATATGACCTTGATCGCGATGGTTGGGTTATTCTTCAGCCTAAAGATTCAAATGATGCTGAGACTTGGCATGAGGTTGGCTTCTTTCAGTCTTGGGCTCTTGAAGAAAAGAGCTTTGAAGAGATTCGAGAGGGCTATCAAGTTGTGCCAAGTATGAAGATAGAAGAGTGCGTTCAACTTCCTGATAAAGCAAAATCCTAATGGCTGAAGTAGAAATTGAAGTCACTAGCAATTTTGAATTCCTCGATAGCCTTCAAGATGGTAAAGATACTGCCGTTCTTGAGGGCTCCACTCGTTCAACAAAGACTTATTCAATTGAACAATTTTTAATTATCCGTTGGTGTATTGAAAAGCCTGGTTCGACTGTTCGCTGTTTTCGCCATGACTCCACGACACATAACAAGACCACGATAAAAGACTTCAAAGAGATAATGATCACTCTTGATTTGTGGGATGAAGGCTCGTGGAATGGCACCGAGAAAGAATTTAAATTCAATAATGGTAGTTTATTCGCTTTCTCTGCGACAAGTGATGAGCAGAAGCTTCACGGATTGAAACAAGATGTTGCTTGGCTTAATGAAGTGATGGAAATTTCAGCCGATGCCTATGCACAAATAGCATTCAGAACAACACAATTGACGATTATGGACTTTAACCCGTCTTTTAATCATCATTGGGTTTTTTCTCAGATTATTCCCTCGGATAATTGCGCCTATAAGCATTCAACTTATAAAGATAATCCTTTCCTGACTGATAAGCAGGTTATGGAGATCGAGAAGTATGAGCCGACTGAAGAGAATGTTCGTCGTGGTACTGCTGATTCTTGGCGTTGGGACGTTTACGGTTTAGGCAAAAGGGGCAAAATTGAAGGCTCTGTGTTTAAATTGTTTGAATGCACTGACTTCTTCCCCGAAAAAGCGATGTGTCAACGTTGGGGCATGGGAATGGACTTTGGGTTTTCTCTTGATCCGACGACATTAATCGAGTGCGCATTATTTCAAGATGCTTTATACTTGCGCGAGTGGATCTATGAAACTGGTTTAATTACTACTCAGAATATTACGCGACCGGGTGAGCCTTCAATCGAGGGACATTTAAAAGAATTACAAATAAGTAAAGATGTGAAGATCTATGCTGATTGTGCTGCACCTCAACAAATAGCCGATTTGCAAATATCTGGCTTCAATGTTATTCCATGCGTAAAAGGCCCGGGTTCTATTCTTCAAGGGTTGGACCTGATGAAGCAACGAAAGATATTCATCGACCGGAAAAGCTCTAATCTTCAGCTTGAATTCGAGCATTACCGGTGGAAGAAATCAGTTTCGGGAGACTTCAAGAGGGAACCCGAAGATCAATGGAACCATGCAATTGATGCTGTTCGTTATTGGTGTATGGCCGAGCTTCAGCAAGATAAGTGGGTCAATGCTCATGGTGGCAAGAAGGTAAAAGTAAAATCACGTATTAGGGACCGACGCCGATGATTATGAAGATGTGTTATAAAAATGAGATGAAGGATTTAATTGAATTAGTCGATGATAAATTCGGCCTTGATAATGTTTTCGTCACTGATTTCGATACGCAGACTAACAAAGAATACTTACTAAAGCAATCTTGGTTTGTGACTTTCCACAATAATGAAGATGAATTGCTCGGCTTACTTAT